TCATTCCTGGTGTACAGGTAATTGGTTTGTCTAAGTACGCACGTATTGCTCAATGGTGTGCTCGTCGTGGTACTCTGCAAGAAGAGCTTACTCGTAACATTGCAGACGAGATCATGATGGCAACTGGTAGTGAGGATGTAGGTGTATACATCCAAGGTACTCACGGCTGTATGGAGAACCGAGGTGTATGTGCTCACTCGTCTTTGACTCAGACCTGTGTACTACGTGGTCAGTTCTATAGTGCTTCTATTAAGGAAGAGTTCTACAACAACATTAAATTACAGCAGGGCGCAGTCGCCAACGCTGTCGGGTGATAAGGAGTATATTATGTTTATTGATCAAGCAATTCGCAACTTTCCAGAATTCGAGCGAATGAATCTGCAAGAGGCCAGGGATGCTTATTGCAAGTGGGCCGACAAGCACTGGGATTTTACAGCTAAACGTGAGCACTATAAGCACACTATTTGCAATGACATTACTAGTGTCAGACAAATAGCTGCAATGGCTTGGGCTGCAGCAGAAAAAGGCAATGACATAAAAAATAAGATTCATAAATGAATCTAAAGAATATCTTAGGTAAAGACACAGTTGATAGGATATTCAGCAAACGTCATATTAATAAAAAGTTACTTATCAATGTACCAGACGGTATCTACGATCATGTTTCAAAACAAGGTCTTGGTTGGCGTATGGTAATTGTCGATAAGTTCATGACTCACATTATATCAAATAGGTGGATAGAAAAAGGTGGACCTTCGGATCTACCTGATGTAATATCCAAGCTACCTTTTGGAACCTATCCGGACATATCATGAAGAGAGCGAATAAGAGAATATGGGTTACCTATCAGAAAGAAGGTATCCATTGCTATCCTGATGCACCTGCAGGTGTAGAGTTTCTCAAGCATCCGCATCGTCATATGTTTCACTTCAAGGTTGAGATTGAGGTGTTCCATGACGATAGGGATATTGAGTTTATCTTGTTTAAGAGAGAGTTGGAGGGCCTGTACACTGACGGTACCTTACAGCTTAATCATAGGTCATGTGAAATGATGGCTGATGATCTTGCTGACTACATTCATGTAAACTACCCAGGTCGAAGGTTTACAGTTACTGTAAGTGAAGACGGAGAAAACGGAGCGACTTGTTATTATGATTGACTTTTGCCATATTGCACCAACGCCACACCTCGATCTAGTCAGAGATCGTAAGACTCATTTGCTGCTTGCTCATCTTGTTGAGGATGATCCAGCCTATGTAAAGTTCTACGTGGATCTGAAAAAGAACAACCGCGGCCTTACTTACATCTTGGATAACAGTGCATTTGAGATGTACAAGCAAGGTCGTCAGATGTACCCATCTAACAAGTTGATTGAGATGGGTGAGAAGATTGATGCAGACTACATCGTAATGTCTGACTATCCTGGTGAGTCAGGTCAGCGTACTATTAGTGCAGCTTGCTTCATGGCACCTCAATTACGTGAAGCTGGGTTTGGTACTTTCTTTGTACCGCAATCAGAGATTGGTAACATCCGAGATTATCTCGAGACCTGTTTGTGGGCATCGAGGATCCATCATGTAGACTATATTGGTATTTCTATCCTAGGCGTACCCAATGCTTATGGAGTGGAGAAGGACAACAAGCTACAACGATTTGTTAGTCGGTGGAAAGTACTAACTAAACTAACGCGTATGGGCTTCTTTGGTAATGTGGTAATGAATAAAAAGAAAATCCATATGCTTGGCATGGTTGATGGACCGAATGAGATCGAGTTAGTTAAACACTTTCCAATTGATACTTGGGATAGTAGTGCTGGTGTGTGGACTGGTCTTAATGGTATACGGTTTGATGGATCACCGACTGGTTTACTTGATGGAAAGTTTGAGAAAGAAGTTGACTTCAACTTCCATACAGATGATACTAGCCTAGTGAATACGGCACTTGATAATATGGCATACATTGACGGACTTTGTTCTAATGAGTGAGAAGTTTAGATTTGATGAAGACAAGATTCTATCTGAAGCATTAACATACCTTGAATCTACCTACGCGGGTCACTATGTTGGTGAACTCGCGGGTAAAGAGCAGAATAATATTCAGACTATTGACGTATGGCAGACTCTTGGGTCTGTCGATACTACGTGTCGGGATACTGCTATCAAGTACTTAATGCGGTATGGTAAGAAGGAAGGACACAATAAGAAGGACTTGCTAAAGGCAATCCACTATATTGTTTTATTATGGTATTTTACACAGGATACATTTGATGATGATTCACCTAGCATCACCAAACTCGAAATCGTCACTAAGTAAATTTGACGACGATCAAGTTCAACCTAATGCAATTGACCTGCGTGTGGATAAAATTTTCCAGACGTATGGTCAAGTGTTTGTAATTAGTGAGAAAGAAAAGACTCATCGAGAGTCAAGAGAGATACATCCTACTGATGACTGGTGGAGACTTGATGAAGGTAGCTACGAGATTATCATGGAAGGTATTGTCTCTATTGGCGATGATGAGGCGGGATGGGTAATTACTAGATCGAGTCTCAACCGTAACGGGTGTTTTATTACATCTGGATTGTACGATTCTGGGTACGAGGGCGTGATGGCAGGCGTCCTTCATGTCAACAGTGGTCCGATTAGAATTAAACGCGGTACGCGTGTCGGACAATTCTTATTATTTAAAGCTGAAGCGCTGAACCAGTACGATGGTGATTATGGTGTTGGCAAACAGCACGATCAAAAGTATGGAGAAAGTTAATGGAAGTTGAAGTTAGTCTTGAAGATTTGCGCAAGCGTAAGCTAATGATATGTACACCCATGTACGGCGGCATGTGTGCTGGTAGCTACACTAAGTCGTCGACCGACCTATCACTAGCAGCTGCTAATTATGGTGTAGAGATAGTTTTCTTTTACTTGTTTAACGAATCGTTGATCACACGGGCTCGTAATTACTGTGTCGATACATTTATGCGATCAGATTGTACTCACATGATCTTTTTAGACAGTGACATTGGATTTGATTTTAACGATGTTCTAGCAATGCTAGCACTGATGGGCGAGGATACCGATTACGATATTATGTGTGCTCCTTATCCTAAGAAGACAATTGCTTGGGAGAAGATCAAGGATGCTGTTGATCGAGGATATGCCGACGACAATCCAAATGAACTTGATAACTTTGTTGGAGACTTTGTGTTCAACCCAGCTTCTGGTAATGGGACATTCAAGCTATCAGAGCCAGTAGAAGTTCTAGAGGGCGGTACTGGGTTCATGATGATTCAAAGGCGAGCGTTTGAAAAGTTTGATCAAGCATATCCACAACAAAAGTATCTACCAGACCATGTACGTACTAAAGACTTTGATGGTAGTCGAGAGATCATGGCATACTTTGATACTGTAATTGACGAGGAGACAAAGCGGTATCTTTCTGAAGACTATATGTTCTGTCAGTGGGCCCGCAAAGCCGGTATCAAGGTTTGGCTGTGTCCTTGGATGAAGACGTCTCATATGGGTTCGTACTTCTTTGGTGGTTCACTGGTGCATCTTGCTCAAATTGGAGCGGCCGCGACCGCTGATATTGATAAAGTTAAGAAGGTTAAGCGATGAAACTAACACAACGCACTTTTCAAGTATTGAAAAACTTCTCTACTATTAATCCAACGTTGTGTGTATCAAAAGGCAATGTAATCCGTACTGTATCACAGAACAAGACTGTACTTGCTCAAGCAGCTGTACAAGAAGAGTTTCCACGAGAATTTGCCATATACGATCTCAGTGAGTTTCTTGGTGTAGTTAGTTTGTTCGACGAGCCAGACTTTGATTTCGATACATACTATGTTTCTATTAGTGATGATAACAAAGCAAGTAGCCAATACTTCTATGCTGACAAGTCTATGGTTACCATACCACCTGACAAAGCCGTATCGCTACCTGATGAACCGATCAAGTTCAATCTTGGTGATAAAGTATTGAAGCACTTACTACAGGCAGCCTCAGTAATGGGGTTGCCAGAACTTAGTATTCAGGGTGATGGTGAAACAATTAAAGTGTTAGCTACCAACACTAAGAATACTACAGCACATCAGTTTTCTTATGAGGTCGGTAAGACTAGCGAGCAATTTAAGGTCGTGTTCAAAGTAGAAAATCTCAAACTGATTGCTGGAACATATAATGTGACTATCTCTACGCAGAGGTTAGCGCAGTTTAAATTAACGGATGGATCTTTAACATACTGGATTGCTATGGAAGGTTCATCGTACTTTGGAGGACAGTAAGGTTGGCTAAGAAAGTTGGGAGTAACATCCTAGGAGTAAACATGAGCCGTAATGGTAACCACAAGCGTACCAGCATCGGCCGAGGCAAAGTTAAGACGAGTTCTATGAACAAGTCTGCTAAGAAAAGTTTTAAGAAGTATCGAGGACAAGGGTAGTGAATAGCATCTCTAGCTATGAGTAATAGCCTACAACATACGTTTAAAAAAAACCGGTATGTTGTGGTTAGGGATTTCTTTGATCTAGAAACTAGGCACTTACTTTATACCTATCTAATTTTAAATTCGAGGCGGCTTGATGTCAAAGTGCAATTAGAACCTGATCTTTGTGATCCTGAGTGGGACGGTTATGTTCCTAATCAACACAAAAAGTGTACAAAATCGTACTGTTGGTATGGTGATCCGTTGATGGATACCGTACTTTTAATGTGCACAGAAAGGATAGGTGACCTAATCAATAAAAACTTGGTACCTACATATTCCTATTGTAGGTTGTATCAACATAAAGAAACCTTAATAAAACACACGGACAGGGCCAGTTGCGAATATAGTACATCAATCTGTTTGGGTGGAGATCCTTGGCCAATATTTGTTGAAGGCGTACCAGTTGACCTTACACCAGGAGATTTGTTATTATACAAAGGATGTGAGCTCGAACATTGGCGTGAAGAGTTCCAAGGTGAGCAGTGTGGCCAGCTATTTCTACATTATAATAGATCTGACCGGCTCATAACAGGTTACGATGGTGAATTGTGCAACTCCATTAACGATGGAAGAGTTTCATTAGGAGTACCAATTCACGTAACTGAAGAATATATTAGAAGTAACCTTTCAACCGACAAAGTCGATAAATTATTATAATTTTATTATGAGTGTTTGTGATGTCAAAAGATTTCTTGTGGGTCGAGAAGTATCGACCTAAAACTATCAGTGATACAATTCTACCTACCGAGCTAAAGGAGACCTTTCAGCAGTTTGTAGATCAAGATAACATTCCTAACCTCCTACTGTCTGGAGGTCCTGGTGTAGGTAAGACAACCATTGCTCGTGCTATGTGCGAGCAACTTAATGTCGATTATATCGTGATCAATGGATCGATGAATGGTAACATCGATACTCTTCGTACGGAGATCAAGGACTTTGCATCGACTATCTCTTTTACAGGTAATCGTAAGTACGTCATCCTCGATGAGGCTGACTATCTGAACCCACAGTCTACTCAACCTGCCCTTCGTAACTTCATGGAGGAGTATAGTAAGAACTGTGGGTTCATTCTTACTTGCAACTTTAAGAACCGTATCATCGATCCACTACACTCTCGTTGTAGTGTGATTGAGTTTAAGATAAACGGTAAAGACAAAGCCTCTATGGCTAGCCAGCTGTTTAAGCGTGTCAAAGCGATTCTAAGCGACGAAAACGTCTCATACGATCAGAAGACCCTAGCTGAGCTTATCACCTTATACTTCCCGGATTTTAGGCGTGTAATCAACGAACTGCAAAGGTACAGTGCTACCGGTAGTATTGATAGCGGTATACTTGCTAATTACAGCAGCAACATACAGGACCTTGTTGGTATCTTAAAGAGTAAGAAGTTTGTTGATATGCGTAAGTGGATTGCAGACCATAAGGATATGGATACTGCTCAGTTGTATAGACAACTATATGACAACGCCTCTCAGTACGTCAAACCTCAAAGCATTCCTCAGTTAGTAGTCACACTTGCTGACTATCAATACAAGGCTGCGTTTGTAGCTGATCACGAGATTAATAACGTAGCTTGTATGACTGAGCTAATGATGGAAGTTGATTGGGTATGAATCCTTTTGACTACTTGAATGCTATCAACAATACGAAACAAAATGTAATCGAAGATAGCGAGAACCCAGAGCTAGCCGAGAAGCTATATCCACCCTATCTTGTTAACAGAGGACTGTCGTTCTTTATAGACACAGTCTATCTTGCTAATGAGATGAACCGTCACCACCACTTAGAAAATAAGATGCAATTTGACTTTCTTATAAATATCGTAAGAAAGAAAAAGCGTTTTAGCAAGTGGTTTAAAGCGCAACCTGATGAAGATGTCGAAGCTGTCATGGATTATTATGGATACAGCCAGGACAAAGCACGTCAGGTTGTTGGCCTACTTACCAAAGACCAAATAACTCAAATAATAAAGCGTCAGCGTAAGGGTGGACTGAATGACGGTATCAGTAGATCAGATGGTTGAAGTAATTTTAAATGAACAGGATGACTTTCTAAAGGTACGTGAGACTCTCACACGTATTGGTATTGCATCACGCAAAGATAAGACCTTGTATCAGTCGTGTCATGTTCTGCATAAGCAGGGCAGATACTTTATTGTACATTTTAAAGAGCTGTTTGCTTTAGATGGCAAGCCGGCTAACTTTGATCAAGGTGACCTTGCAAGACGAAACACTATTGCAAACTTATTGGATGATTGGGGATTAGTTAAATTGGTCGATAAAAGCAGAGCGGCCGACCCCGTAGCACCCATGTCTCAGATCAAGATTATCCCTTACAAGGACAAGGACGAATGGACACTGGAAGCGAAGTACACAATCGGTCGAAAGAAGTAATTATTAACGAATGGTTAAGCGAGACGACCGATACTGTTATGAAATATGTGGTTGTGGAAAAGATTGACGGGAGGCCTCATCGTAGTCAGCTGTGTGCTACGATCGATGAGGCCACCAAAATCCAACAACAGTGGCAGCAATTGTTCTGAAACGTAAACGACTATTACCTTTACTGCTGACTGTAGGTTGGAGTCCAACCTTTGCAGATGAAATGTATGACTCTGCGTCTAAGCAGTGCTTTAGTCTTATTAAAGATCAGTGGCCAACTAAACGCATCTATCTTAACACTCATGACAGGATATCGGGAACTATAGACAGTAGATACTTTATGGCCGGTAGATGCTTCAAACCGGTTTGCTCTGAACCATTTAGTTGGTTTGTATATCAGGTAAGATATATTGAAGGTCGTAAGGCATACATCACCTGCACCATGAAAGATGCAGGTGAGCCCGTACTAGATCGTTATAATGATCAGAACAGATTTATGCCGCCTGGATAGATTCTATCTCACAGTGCAGGTCGTCACTTAACTGAACAAACTTACCTGAAGATAGTACTTTGCCCTTGACAATAAACTGCTTGACATCTTGTGGATTAATTTCACAGCGAGTAACTACAGCCCAGTCGTTGCCTTTCTTATCAGTAACATAGATAATGTCTTCTGAAATACGAACAACGGGTTCAAGGGTGCGGGTGGACAGTACATTTGCACTTACAAGTGATGGTACTAATAGTAGAGCGAACAATACAGTTCTCATGTTACCTCCTAACGCTTCACAGCGAATATGAACTTTTTATTAAAAATACCTTAAAAGGTATATATATTATATATAAG